GCTTTCCTTCTATTTCTTGTACTTCTTCGTAAATCTTTTCCTTAAAAGAAATTACATTTGAAAGGTCCACGCCGGTAAGACAACTATCATACCGACTCGCAACTACAGTATCCGCTAACTCCAGCGTATAGTGTATAACATTCTTTCCAGCTTTCAATGCTTGTGCGCCTAAATGCACCAACGCCATGCTTTTTCCCGCTCCTGTAGGAGCGATACACACACCCAGCTCTCCCTTTCCGATGCCGCCCTTGCACAAGTTATCAACCTCTATCCATCCAGTCGTTACTGGGTTTCTTTCGCGGATTTGAAATCTTTTCTCAAAATCAAGAATATAATCATATCCAAAGTTGTTGTCACTTCCAAGTTTAATAGCGTCATTGATTACGCTGCTAACCTCGTCAAAAGAGGAACGCTTGATCAGGTCAACAGACCGAATCAGTGCTTCCTTTAGCTTTTGTTTTCTGCAAAAGTCTAACGCTACGTCTTTTATGTATTCAGACTCAGTTGTTTCCAATCCGGTCGATAATACTCTAGCATAATAGTCCCGTATGAGGACCTGAATAGATTCTTGTTCTTTCTTTAACTCTGTCCGTATAATGGACTTCATAATTTTGGCGGTTGGGTGGACACCGTATTTTTGTCGATATCCTTGAATTTTGTTGATAAAGACCCTAAGATGTTTAAGTTCTAGAAACTTTATATTAAAAACTTCAAATATTTGATCTGCAAATGGTCTGTCTACCAAAATTAAGTGACACAGATCCTCTTGAAAAGATCTACCAAAGTTTGAGAAATCTTCCCTTTCTTGCTCCGTCATGTTTTTCCTTTTATTTAATGATTAATCTTATCACAAAGACCAAAAAATTGCAAGACTAAAAGTCAGAGATCATTCGATTGAAACTTTCGAACAAAGAACTCAATGAGATTTCGCCAATACCGTCCTGGTGCATCAGCGTCCTTAACCCAGTCTTGTTAAACTCAGGAACATGCCCGTCTATTGCTTCGTCTATTCTAGTTTTACCCTGAATAGAGATAGAGGGGGAATATAATTGCATTATTTTATAATTGCTCTCGACCTTGTCTGTCTCTTCTAATACACGGTCATAAACTTTTAACTTGGTTTCCTGCTCTTTGCAGTGAGTAACAACATCTTCCAGATAACATTCCTTCTCATCGGCGAAGAAGGGGAACCTCTTAGCGACAGTTGCCAATCCGACACCCGGAACGCCATCTAAATTGTCACTTTTGTCCCCCGCCAGTGCTCTCGCCAAAGCGAAATTCGTTGGATGAATTTTATATTGTTCCAAAACTGCCTTCTTATTAAGCACTTGATTTTGTGTTGGTCTGTACAATATCGTCTTGTCATCCAACAATTGAATAAAGTCCTTATCACTGGAAACAATGACTTTTTGCCAATCTTTGAACTTTTGCTTTTGTGCGACATGCGAAATCACATCGTCGGCCTCAACGCGGGGCTCTATAAATTGAACTATTGGAGTTTGGTTAAGATATTCTATCGCCCTGATCTGTTGCCAAGCTTTATTTTCTTTTTCCTGTTCCTCCGTCAAGTGACGGGTATCCCTGTTCAGCCTCAGTGGCGGCTTTCTTCCTAATTTATAATTTTTATTTTGAGCGCGTCTCTTTTGAGACCCCCCTTCTCCATCCCAAACAACGACAGTCATATCCGGACTTACAATCCTCGTTAACTTGTTGAGAATCTTAAGGAAACCCTTTGAACCACCAATTGGACTTCCGTTTATTGACAAACTTGGGTCGACAATATACGACCTTAAAAATTGATTGTGTGCATCCACAATCATCACTCTACCATTCATTTTTTACCTCTTTTCAAAAAAAGCCCCTGAGCGCGTGCAACCATAATAGGAAAACACGCTCAGGGGCGGAGATGCCGAGAACCAAGTGGGTGCTTAATCCTCGACGGGGAGAGACTCTTCCTCTTCATAATAGTCAGCAGCATTACCTGTTCTGTTCTTAAATTTCATTATAACATCTTGATCAATAATTTGCAAGACCTTATTTCGGAATTTATCATCTTTCAGCTCTTTAACCCAGCCCTTTCTCTGGAACTTCTTCTCGGTGCCATCTTCTAACTCTAATGAAAACCACGCACCAGATTGTTTTAGACTATCTGATATTTGAATTGCCTCGAACCAGCTTTCCTCGTCTTGAACGCCCACATTGTCAACTTCACCCCACAGGATTTTAAAATTACAATGTCTTCCTGCTGTTCCAAAACGAGACTTTTCAAGCTTTGCTTTAACCTCAGACCCGATTCTGAATCCATTCTCGTCTACTACAAACGATGCTTTCGCTTTTCTACCCGTAAGCCACACCCTCAAAGAATAAGCGTAATGCATAGCCTTGCCGCCCGGAGTGACATACGGAGTCGTCATCGCTTCCGATGGGGACCGAGTAATGTTTGTCTTCAGCTGGTTGAGAACCAGGAGTGTTGCCTGGCTGTTCGCAATCGGCACAGTTAACTTCGACATCCCCTTTGATAGAATCCTGGCCTTTACTGCCATTGAAGACTGAGGATTGAAATCACCTTCTATATCAGAAATTGCTGGTGTCAGAGCAAGAGAGTCCCAAATGAACAACCACTTATTTCCGGTTGCCAACAATTCCTCTATTGTCTCTAGCACAAATTCGACACTCTCTGCCTGAACGTACATTAAACGATCTAAGTCACATCCCGCCCTCTCAAGAAAAGAAGGATCAATCGCAGATTCAGAATCAAAATATACCACTTCGATGCCCATCTTCTGAGCATTTGCTGCGATTTGTGTTGCCATATAAGATTTACCAGTTGATTCAAGACCTGCAATCTCTGAAATCTTCCCAACAGGGATCCCTGCGAGTCTTCCTTTGCAAACAATCGAATCCAGCCACCGGGAACCGGTTGGAATCCACTCCTTAACCTCTGTCGGGTTGTCCTCTGCCAGACTGTGTGCCACGGAGTGACCAGCCTTCTTGTTTATGATCCTACGAATCTCATCCATTGAGACCTTCCCTGGTTTAATTTTTGTTACTTTTACCACTATTTTCTCTCCTTATTAATGATTAAAATTTCAGATGATTCCTTCATCTTTTTCTTTTGTCCCGCTTCCCTTTCTTTCTTGGAATATATGTTGTTCATGCTATATGCCCAACTGACATCCAAGATCTCATAATCCTTGTACATCTCTCTGATCCACTCTTTGTTATTGTATGACAATATCCAATTACTTCTAGAAGACAGTACCTCATACAAAGCCAGATGGTCGAACCCCTTATGCATGTTTCCCTTATCTCCATAAAGCTTGTGTTTGTCTAATGCGTATGGAGGGTCAGCATAAATAAGAGCATTCGGGTTTTTAAGAATCGATGTCTTAAAACATTCGCATTCAACGCCAAAGTTCTTGCCCTCAAAATCCAAAATTCTTTGAATGCTCGAATCTGTGAACCTGACATAACCAGCTCTTTTAGAATAGCCTCCGGAAAGGGTCTCGCCCGAAAAAGAAGACCTGTTAAGTGCATAGAAAATTGCTGCGTTCCTTACAGAATATTCTTTTGCATTTCTCAACTCATCTCTCAGATCTAAAAAGTCTTTTTTCCAGAGACCCCTCACTACAGAAGTTCCAGTTTTTGTTTCATAAAACTCGTCATTAAAAAAACGAAAAGAATCTGCGATTTTTGCCAACTCTTCTTTGTCTTCTAACAAAGCCTTCCAGAACCAATGAAGTGGTTTGAATAAATCATATCCAACAACTCTTGTTCCTCTTTCAGCAACAGCTAACTCAATAGAACCACCACCGAAGAAAGGGGAGCAAAGCTCCCCAGTGTCTTCAGGGATGTGATCTAAGATTATCTTGACGGCTCTAGTTTTGCCACCTGGATATCTAAGAGGACTTTTCATCAATACTCTTCCACGCTCACAAGGTCGTTGCCGCCCAAACTGTGATCTCCGTCAATTTGTGGGACCGCTCCAAGAATCTCGTAAGGCAGCTTAAAGTTACCAGCAAAAGAAATGCCGTGCATCTTTTCGATGAGGGCATAAGTTCCCTGAACATGGTTTTCCAATCTCGAAAGACTTGTTTTGAGTGCAAGTCTCGCCTTTGAAGAAGTTTCAGAGTTTGTATAGAGAACCACTTTTGTTGGAAACTTATTGCCCTTTAGCCTTGAAGTCTCCAAGATTTGGCTCCATAGCCTGTCTACGTAGGAAATTTGGTCAATGGACAAGAGTTCGAAATCAGCCTTGGGCAGGCTCAAATTAGTTTCAACCCAGGTTTCCCACTCTTGTCTAGACTTCCTAAGAACAATAGATGTACCCGTTTCGGTTTTTTCCATAATTTTTTCGATTATCTTTGTAACCTGACCATTAATAGCGTTGTCATACCACTGTTCAATATCAACCTCTCCGTAAAGCCAGTCGCGGATGGCTTTCTTGTTTCTTTCCATCTCTCCCTTATTAATAAGGTGAATTCCTCCACTAATAAAGTCGTGAAATTTCGATGGCTCTGACGGAGGGTGGTTGTTTTCTCTGAGTCCGTTGGTTACAGTATTTCTCTCTGAGGAGTCTTCTCTCTCATATACAGCCACTGGCATAAATTTCTCATTATTCAACTTAGCTGCCGCGATTCTCGTTCTCCCCCCCAAGATGGTACCCTCGGTGTCGACAGACGGTGGAAATTCAGTGGTCATGAATCCACGGGTCCTAAAAGACGCCCTCATATCCTCGATACTGTCATCGCGATTACCTGTAGCTGCACGTACCCCAAGATTCCAAAATTGCGAAGAAGTGGTATCAAACAAATCCAGATCTACGAAGTCATATTCGAGGAATTCTGCATCTTTGTAATCTTTTCTTTGGAGGAGATCGAAATCCTCTAAATTAATTGTTCCCTGGCGATTAAATCCAGGCTTCCTTTTTGGCATAGAAGCCACATTTCTCTTACTCGTTGTCATAGTAAACCTCCTGTATTGTCGTTGACATTAGAGTTGAGTCGAAATTGTCGAAAACTTTATCGACTCTCTAAAATGAGGCACCTGTAAACCCGTGCCTCCCTGCGGTTTTAATTTAATTACTCAATAGGTCGTTGAATGCGGCCTCGACTGCATCTACCTCCTTGTCTGCTGGCGGGGGTGAGACATTCCCACCAAACTTTTCAACTTGCCTTTCAATGTTGTCGCTGTCCAAGAAAGTGTCTAAGATTGCTTGAGTTTCCTCTGTGGTCTTTCTATCAAACAGCTTTTCCAAATCAGGAACAGTCTCTAGCAACTCGGCGCAACGTTCATCTCCGCCTACTGCGTCGTCACAAAGAACCGTCTTACGAGGTCTAGGACGAATATCCGTTCGAGGGAAGGTTGCTCCCGGTGGCTTGCCGTACATAATTTTGAGGTCATTACCAGATTCAGGGTCCGTAACGTCTCCGTAATCCGGGTCGAGAACAATCGTTAGCAACTTCTCATATGCCATCTTTCCGTATCCCCACACTCTGACTCCTTGAGTCTCTTCGCCCCTGACAAGGACTGGTGAGAAGAATCTCTGCTTTGCGAAAAGGTTCTTCGCCATCTTCTTGCTTTCTTCGGTGCCTTCGTTCCACAGCTTATTCGCAAAGTTGCAGACCGGACAATCATCTCCGAAGTTTCTCTTTGGACACAGGAACCCTCCTTGTGCCACGTTGTAGTGAAAGAACTTTTCCTTGAATGGGTCTCCATCCGGTGTTGGAACGATTCTCACGTTGCTTTCTCCATCTTGTGGCTTCCAGAAGTCCGTTCTAGAACCCCCCTTGCCTGTGACGGTGTTAAGTTTCTCGCGCATGCGATCTAGATCAAGTGCCATAGTGTTTTCTCCTTTTTTTTACTCTTTGGCTAAAGCAGGTCGGCAAATCTCCCGACCAACTGTTAATATATTAACAAATGTTTTCTTATTTGTCAAGTGTTTTCTTATTTTTCTTGTATAAAAGATGAATGCGACAAAATGTAAGCATATTCTTGTTCGTAACTCGTTGGATATATTCCATAACTCACTTTCCTATCTTCTGTCGCTTTGCTCTTTACCTGATTGACAATCTTCCTATGAAGACCCTTTTCTTTGGTCATCTTTTCTTCAGGTATGCCATAATAGTACCTTGTTTCTCTTGTTTTGTCAAGAGGAAAAAACAAATTTTCTTCACCTGTTTTTGGATTTAAAATCCCAAATGTTGAAATCCTCGCAGTCTCAGCTGGAGATGAAAAGGTGTCCGTAACAGAAGATACGTGGTCGAAAAAGTTGATCATATGAAAGGAACTCGCAATGAGGTCGTTTATCGAGTCGTAGTATCCCACAATGGACGCATCTTCAATCATTGGATCAATAGCCAGATTTGATATCAAGAATGTCCTCTCCAACAGAGCAGACCTTGCATACTCTTGCAGCACGCTGAATACCGCTCTTTCCTGAAGTGTTTTTCCCTCGCTCAAAAGATCAGTTTCGGGAGATATGTATAAAACGCTGATTTTACACCTTTTGTGTATCTGTTGCAACACCACCAACGAAGCACTGGCAGTTCTACTTGCACCACAAACAATAAAAAGCACATCACCCGAGACCTTCTTAAGAAAATTCTTTACATTTGGTCCGTTCTTCTCATACTCTTCAGGATTGTCAAACTTTTTTACTTTTAAGTAATTCTTTTCTTTAGATTCTTCATGATCAATCTTATACGTGGTGTATTCTTCATACTTCTCGAATTTACGAGCAATATTACAAGATACAGTGCCGAGTGCTATTATAGTTTCCAACTTATCTCCCTCATGTCCCCAAAACTCTTTCCCATCTTAACATTAGTTCTATACTTCCCAAATCTCGTCTCCTGAAATATATTGATTATCTCTCGGATATGATGCTTATCTTCTGCGGCGAAATCTAAAATGACCGAATCGTGCATTAAAAATGCAATGTTACTCTTCTTTTGCTTCAAAAAGTCAAAAACCTTTTTCGACTGTTCCAAGCATACATCATTCGAGGTTGATTGTAAAGTATAATTTACACAATGATATTCATCTGACAAGATTTTTCTATTAAAAGGTGTTCTCACCTGGCGGCCGTCGAAAAACTTTTCTTTTATTAAATCTCGACTGTAAGACCTAGAAGACAGATAATCGTCAGAAGCAGGATTATACAACCAAGCAAAAAACCTCTTTTTAGCTTCATCTCTCGTGGTTAACCCCCTGTATACATTCTCTGCATTCCATTCATGAATATCAACTTCTGGTTGTTCATGTCCCGTGAGGGACAGTAGCGTTCTTGCTTCGGCCCCGTTAACGTCAATCTCAACAAACAGATCATTATTTGGTCTTATATGCTTCCTCAACTCTCTGTCAAGTGTTAAAATGGGGAAGAACCCCTTCTCTACTGTGAGTCTGCCCGTTTTAGTGCCAAACAAATTGTAAGAAACGCTTTTCCTCATATCTTTTAGGTTCTTTAAAAAAACTCTATTCTTATTCTTGTAAGAACCAGATTTAATGGATGACATATCCAAATTGACGTTACGATGTTTTATATCTTCAAGCATGTGCACAACATTGAATAAATGATCATATTCTTCTGGTTTCTCAAATCTCGAAAAGACGTGTTCGGTGATTCTGTTCTTCACATCTAAAAATCTGGAAATTTCTTTGGGCGGTAATAATTCCAAAAGGCAGTTTTCACTTATGTCTACCTTTGCAGTGCTCAGGGACCGAGAAAATGCCTTCATCCTACTATCAACAGAACTCCACTGGTCTTCCAGGAAAGATGGGCAAGCATCGCTTAAACTCTTACCCAAGCACCACAACCAAGCGTAATCTATATGCTCATGCTGCAGGGAAGTTTCGGTAGGACGCCAGGTTCTAGTTAATTTAGAAAAATCTAGATTCTCGAAAACACATTTAGAATCGTAATACAATCCAACACATTCTTTTTTATCATCAATACTTTGGAAATACACTCATTGGTCCGTTCGTAAAAGTAACAGAGTTGCCAAACAATTCTTTAACTTGGTCTTTTGAAGAATTCTTTAAATGCTCTATGAGATTGACTACTGGATTGACTTTAACATCTTTGCCCTTGAAGAATCGGTTAATGCAGGCAAGTGCCCTTACGTGATTTTTGTCTTTTTTATAAAAATACATTGCTTTTTGTGTTAATCTTCTTGATGTCACTTCATTCATCTCCACATCGGATTCTAGTGCCTTTGTTAAAATACAAAGTCTAAACCAGTATACTTCAGGAATCTTAGCAGTATTTTCTTCCAAAGTCAAGACTTTTCTTTCAATCATTTTATTTTTTATTTTTCCAGATGAACAGTGGACCTCGCTCTTCCGAAGAGGATTTCTCAACTCGAAAGCATAGAAAATATCATATAACAAGTCTTTCATTCTCTGCATTTCTGTTAGATATGCTGGCCAGCAATAATCACTAAAATAATTATCGGCGGACATAAGACCATAAACCTTCATGTACTTTTGCATCTTAACGCTTGCTAGATTCGCGACCAATGACCACGGAGCGTTCTTATTCACATAGAATCCAAAGCGGGACGCCATAGAAACGTACTTTTCGAAATCTGACGACTGAATTATTTCCATCTTATCTTGATCATTCCCGTGATCAGAATCCAAAAGTTCTATGATCAGTCCACTTGATCTGGGAGAGCAAAACTCAGACTTAATATACCCAGACAAAGACAGGGGATAGGATGCCGCCTGGTCACGTAAATATCTCTCGAACAACGGAAGGACGTCGATAATCTCTTTTATGTTGTTTCTTTCTGGAAGAAGATATTCTTCTAAGAAGACTTGTTTGACCACATCTATGTGGTTTTCATATGAGGTAAGTGGGTCTACCCAAGCACGTTTTGCCTGGAACCCGTCTATAGGACCCAATTGTCCTAACATTTTATTTTTCCCCACCGCATTTAAAAAGTAATCTCTCATCGCCACAAAAGCGTCGGCGGCGAAGTCTATTGCGAACAAAGATTCAGATCCAGGCACCTGCTTAAGTCCACTCTTCTCTAATGGGTACACCACGTTTAGTCGAGTGTCGAGTCTGCCATACAGTGGTCTTTCGTACCACAAATCTATCAACATTCTCTCAATATCTGGAGGATATACCGACAACTTGAACTCTTGTCTTCTGTCATACAACATTTTAGAACCAGAATCATTGGTTGTTGGTTCTCTGCCGTCTTCGAATGCCATTTCTACGCCCCCCTATTTTCCTTACTTGCCCAGTTTTGTGGTTCTCTTCGTGGTCTTCTTGGCCGACTTCTTCTTGCCCTTCTTCTCCGATCCAGCTATTCTCTCGTTTATGCCGGTGAATTCAGTCGTGAACCCAGATTCGGATTCTATTCTGTTAGTTATGCTTCCTGCCAGGTAGCGGCCGCCCAATCCCAATTGATTCGCTATATCCCGAGACCTCGAACCTGGTATAGTAGGGTACACCTCGAACCGAGTGCCCGGAAAAAATAAATTATTGCCAATCATTTTTACTTCTACGTTATATGGTATTCTCACTTTATCAAAATTGCTTGTTATCTTGTCGTTTCTTATTTTATCTGCTTCCCAGTGAGGCTCGTTCAATCTCGAAAACGACACGTCTTTCAACAATCCCCGGTCCTTAGCTAGATGGAGGACAGGATCATCGACTGTAGAACTGTGGATGCTCCCTTTAGACGATTTCGCTTTTTCGTCTTCTGCATAAACCCAAGAACTATAGACAATATAACTAATCGGATTGGTAGTCATAGACCCCTGATAGATTAAGTTCTTTAAGGTTTCGAACTTTATCAATCCGCGAGGGGGTTGATTTGCTTTTTTATCCGCAGTCCACGAAAACTGATGCGGAGCCATTGAATGATTTTTGAAAGATGCTCTAAAGTTGTCTGGACCCATCGCAGGCAGAAGAAGTGTCTTGAGTGCTTTGTTTAAGAATTCATCTAAAGTTACCTTGTCTGACACCTTTACAATATATTCATCATGAAACCACTTTGTGAAATAATTTACAGAAATTGGCACGTCAACTATCGGAACTTGTGTTAGGATACTTTTAAAAAGATTGGGTCCTCCTGCGAAATAGTCCCTGTATGCCAACGTACTCAATATAAAATTAATCTTCTCTCTATCAGGTGCCTGATATTTTGTAGTTGATAGTAATGATTCGATAATGTCTCCGAAATAAACAAAGGCGACAGATATCTCGTCTGGTTTTAGATCTGCCACAGTCGTTTTTACCTCTGTCTTCTTATCAACAAGTGAAACGCCTGTTGGTTTCTTGGGTGCGTTGGATGGCGGAGGGTTCTTTTTTTGCGTCGCCTTGTATTCCTCTTGGGTTATGGTCGAGGTGTCGAGCAGTGCTCCAAAGGCCTTATAAAATTTGTCATATTCATCGGCGGTCAAAGTGACATAAAATTTCCTTTTTTTCTTTTCGATGTCTTCCAATATTCTTCTAAATACTTTATTGCTCCTCTTTTTCTCAAGGAGAGCGGTCATACGCTCCGAAAAAATATAGGCATAATCTAGATCGCCGCCGACCTTTTCATTTTTCATAAAATTATCGACTAGTTTTTGTGCTTTAGCGAGATCTTTAGGTTGTATTCCATTCTTCAACAGAGTTTCGGACTTGAAGACGGTGAGCATCTTCGCATCAATAGCCTTAATCTTAGCCGCGGAATCCCCTCGGCCGACGGCACCGACGGCGGCACTCTGCCGTCCCCTGACTGCCAAGGAATTATGTCGTCGTTTTAAATGTTTTTTAAAAATACCCTGGACCTTACTTGTAAAAGCAGCGGAAACATCTAACAGCTCCTCCTTTGCGTTCGTGGGACCAAATATGTCGACGTTGTTCAGTGCTTGCATAATAGCCGAGCGAAATGTTAAGTTAAGTTCAAACGTTCCATCCTGATTAAAAGAAAATTGAGGTATTTTAAAACTCATCCACAGCGTTAGCAGAGAATTTTTCAACGCAGATATCTCTTCTTGACTAAATAACCCCCCCGCATTATTGGACGGTGGGGCCCACCCAACAAGGGCATACCAGTCTCCTGACTGGGGGACCAGAAGGTCATCAACTATCTTTTCATCGAAAACCGTCAGACTATCCCCGTAAAGTGTCAGATCACCAAGAATCATTTTGTTGGCTGTCGATAGATACTTCCCATCATAAGTCCACGTAAACGATTTTAACCCAAGTCGTCCGGATCTCCCAATACTCTCTAGAGATTTATTCTCAATAGAGTGGTAGTTGCCCTGAAGTTTCAGTTCTTCTGGTCCTTTTTTTCTATTTTTACTGTCTATTTTAAAAAGACGAAACATAGGAGTCAATGCTGACAATTGCTTGTTATCTAGGCCTAACAAGGGTGCTAATTTGCGTTGGCCGATGCCCTGAAGTTGAGAAGTTAAAGGACCTGTTAACGGTTGGTGCCTCAGATAAGCATAGTTTTTGTATTCGTATCCAGTGACAACATTGTGCGCTGCCAAGTCCTGCATTTTGGCGACCAGATACCCTTGCTCTCTAAAGTTTCTAAGATTGTCTTGGACTCGTTTCTCTTCTTCTTTCTGTTCTTTACTGGTGATAGTAGTAGCATGGGAGTCGAGTCCTGCTGTCTTGTCCGTCATCTTTATTAGAGGTGCTTTATATGTTTTTTTGACTTTATATGCTATAGCTTTTGCTGTTTTGATTCCGTCTTCCTCAGATGAGATTCCACCCTTCATGTCGTCGATAGTAACATCATGATCGTGGCTTAAGTTCAGACTATGTCCGGGCAACGTCGCGATTTTCCGACGGAGACGTATGGCGGTGGCGGCGAGAGGAATATTCTTTTCGGACCATTCTTTGGCAAACTCCCTTCGTTTTTCTAGAGTGCTAGACTTGCTGTTATCATGACCAGCTGCTTTTCGGTCGGCTTCATACTTATCTCTCAGTTTGCCCTTGAGACCTCGGGCAGTAAAACCGCCGAAGAACTTGGCGTCCTCATAGATTACAATTCTTCTCTTGTTTAACTTTTTCGATATATGCCCAAACTGCATACTACCGAATATTCTTTTTTGTCCAGCTGCCGTGGTAATCTCAGATTGGACCGAGGATTTGCGTGGGTCTCTGTTCTTCTCAACCATAATTAATACCCGTAATACATTCTGATTCTGTCAAGAGGGTGAGGAACATAGATGATGTCGCCTAACTTCACATGAGACTCAGTAGGCGTCTGATTATACCAAGCAATGACCCACCACATTGAAGGATCTCCGTAATGTTCATGAGCTAATTTATAGAATTTATCTCCCACTTTCCACAGATGGGAGCGAGATTCGATACTAGATATTTGCTCCTCCGTAAGCGGAGACATTTCAGGAGTTGAGTACATCTCAATAACGTTAGCATCCCTATTCTTATTGATACTGTCGTATCTAGGCAAATCATTAATGATGCGATCTCTTTTTGTGTATCTACTCATTTTAATTCTTCCTCCATTCTATGGGACCTATTAATTCGTATACTTGCGCCAAGATTTCAATACCGCCTCTTTCTCTTTCTTGATCTGTTCGCTTACTCTTGCTGGTGATTTCGCGTGCTTGGTCGGAGTTTGCTGTTTATTTCCGAATGAAAATCCGAACGGCAAAGATTTCTTCAAAGCAGTATTAGTAGAATCAACTTGTTGTTTTGTCGTTGAAGTCCCGTATGGAAAGCTCTCTGCTCCGACCCATTTATTTCCTATATACCCCAAATCATGCTCGTGAAGGACACTGAGATTACAAGTGACTGAATAGATCTTTGGAATTATTACGCCGGTCCTACTTGTCACAACACCGACTTCCAAATTTGGAGTGAAAGCGAGACCGCCTTTTATCACCCCTAAGAGCCCCTTTTGAGACTTTGCTCCGGTGCCAGCAGTCGTGGCATCTTGAAGTAGATTTGTAAATTTTACTCTCACCAAAGGTGCGCCGTCCATTGTCTTTACTCCGTTATCATTTTTATACGTGGGATACAACATCTGTACAAGATTCTGAAATTTTCCTAAATTAGATTCAGCTTCTGCGACATCGTCCGATACGACATCCCAAGATAGAGATACTGCCCGGGCTGTATTTTGAAACGTATAAAGTGGATCCATCCTACCGTATATCTGCTCCTCGGCCCAATTTGACGTAAAAGTATCCGTATAGTCTGTCAAGATGGATTGAAAGGTCTCGTGCGCTCCAGTAAGGAC